TAATGGAATAAATGGTTCGATATTCTGGCAAGGCATTGAGTATGTGCCATTTCCAATTCAAAGCTCTGGCTTTGAAAGCAAAGGTGACGGCAGTTTGCCTAGACCAAAATTAGCAGTTTCTAATCAAGACTTTTTTGTTTCTAATCTTATCAGGCGCTACAATAATCTTGTTGGCGCAAAAGTTGTTAGAAAAAGAACTTTTGTAAAATTTCTTGACAATAATAATTTCGCCGAAAATAAAAACCCTTATGGTTCCGCCGATTCTTCTGCTGGCTTAGAAGATCAGGTTTTTTTCGTTTTGCGCAGAGCTACTGAAAATAGAGCAATTGTAGAACTTGAATTAGCTTCGCCACTAGAAATCGACAATGTAACTTTCCCGAGAAGAACAGTAATGGCAAGATACTGCTCTTTTCATTATAGAGGAAATGGTTGCAGGTACATGGGAATGCCAATTGCAGATGAAAACGATACTGTTTTTCATTTAACTCTGCAAGCTACAGCTGGACTTCTGAGAAGATACTATACTGGGCTTGCTAATACATATCCATCAAACGAAAATGAATTAACAACAATGATTGCGAATGGAACATTTAGTTCTGAAACTGTAGTTTCGACAACAATAATAGATGAAGGCGAAAATATTGGAAATGAATTTTTAGGATATATAAAAATACCAGAGGGAGAAGGCGGCAATTATGAATTTGGCTTGGACCCAGATGATTCTGCGGATTTGTTTATTAACGGACAACGTATTGCTTATTTTTACGGAAGCAGAGGACAAGCAGGAAGTCCTAGCGGCACAACAACAGGCTCAATAACTCTTCAAGCGGGATATCATAGAATATTAATGAGGCATTTTGAATATACTGGCGGTCAAGGTTTAACTTTATATTACAAAGCCCCTTCTTCTTCGCTTAATCCTTCTTGGGTTGCTTTCCCAAATTCTGAATTCTTGTACGATTTTACAGATAGTTTACCTTCTTCTTCTCAACGTTTTTATAGTGACGCTTCATTAACAAAAGCAGTTTCGATCAATAATGATGCCGCATTAACAAAAGAATTCTCAAGAAAATGGGAGAATAATGCTCAATACAAACAAGGAGATTGTGTTTATATTGAAAATAACAATGTAAAAGTTTCCAAAAGAGATGTTAATTCAATCCCGAACTGGGAGCCTTTGCAAAAATTTTATTTTTGCATAAAAACCCACACTTCTTCTCCAGCCAAACACCCAGCATTCAATAAAGAATATTGGATTGGAGATCAATGCTCTAAAACTCTTAACGGATGCAAACTACGATTTGGAAGCGCCGCTTATTTGCCTTTTGGCGGATTCCCAGGAACAGAAGAATATTCTATATCAACATAATATGAATTCTATTATTGAACATGCAAATACATCAGACTCGGAAGTTTGTGGCTTTATATTATTTGATAATGGCGAGCTAAAAAGCGAGCCAGCAAAGAATATTTCTGTATATCAGAACGACATTTTTGAAATACATCCTTTGGAAATTTTAAATAAAATAAAAACTGGCAAGCTGGCCGCTATTTACCATTCTCACCCTGATTCGGGGGAGTTGGAATCAAAATTCGACAAGTTTAATTGCGAAAACGCCTGTATTCCTTTCCTGATTTATAGCAAAAAATCTGAAAAGTTTAATCTTATTTTGCCCAAGTCCATTCATATTAATAAGGACTACGTTCAAATTTTAAAAAAGCAATATGACTAATGTTTATTTACATGGAGAATTGCGAAACAAATTTGGGCACGAATTCAAATTTCATATTGAATCTCCTAAAGAGGCTTTTTTGGCGATCAATGCGAATAAAAGGCAATTTATTTCAGAAATTAAAAGGCTCGCGGCAAAAGGAGTGCATTACAGAATAGTTGTTGATGACAATGTCATAGCTAATGCTAAAGAGCTTGAAATAAAAAAAATTCCAAAAGAAATACATATTGTACCGATTGTTTGGGGCGCTGGTAGAAACGGAGTTTTGATTGCAGTTGGCGTAATATTAGCTGTTGCTACTTACGGAGCTGCCACTGGCTTTTTTGGTACAGCTGTAGCAGGCGCTATGGCCGCAGGAGGAGGTGCATTAACAACGGCTGGTTATGCCCTCGCTATTGGCGTCGCTCTTCAAGGAGTAATGGGCATTCTTTTTCCCCCTCCCAAACCAGATTTCAACCAAGAAGTTCAAGCTGGTGGCAAATCTTATCTTTTTGGCAATAAGCCCAACAATACATCTCAGGGTCAAGCCGTTCCAGTTGGCTATGGAAGATTAAAGATTGGCGGTTCTCAGATTAGCGCGGGAGTTTCTCACCACTCTTTGAATCTCGACGTCAAACAATTGATGACTCCAGTAGATAAGCCAATTGATGACTACACTCTGCTAGAGTTTGAAAATGAAATGCCTGATTCTATGGATGGATTAGGACAAAGCTCTTTTTCTTCAAATCAAGCTCCTGACATTAACGATAATGTTTCTTTTGCTTCTACTTATATTATTAATTCTTACATAGATATTATTTCTAAAAATGCGTATAAAGTTACATCGAGTCCAGTAGAAGTCGTTGTCAAACGAGATGGCGAAACTGTTTCCAATATAAATTTAGACACTTACGACGAAGATATTGAATACGAATGGACAGAAATAAGCAAAAACACCACCGAAAACTCAATTTATATTGAATATCCTTATGCCTTTCAGTCTGGTTTGGTTTATCGGTCCTACCACCCAGCAGATTATAGATTAACTTCTAATCTTGCTAATATTTCTAATACTGAATCTGGATTTTTTACAGATCATGAGGTTGGCGATCTAGTCAAATTTGGCCCAACACAATTCAAAAATCTCCCTATTGGCAATTGGGATTTTTCTTACAGATATTATAGCGGAGAGCTGGTTAATTACCCAACTGGCAACGAAAGCGAAACATATTTCCAAGCGATAGCTACAGGAACAGGCTTTTTAGGAACAGGGACCAATCCAACAGGGGATGGCGATACTGTTAGAACATCTTATTGGAGAAAAATTTTGCAACCGACAGAGGAAAAATTATATAAAACTACGGCAATTAATACTGGCGAATTGCCATCAACGGGAACAGATGGGGCAAATAGTTCGTATTGGTCCATTGTATCTTCTCCTGCTAACAAAACTGAATTTGACCAACTTATTAGCGGGATGCCCGCCTTTAAACACGAAGGAATCCACGAAGGAATTGTAGAAGCGACAAACGAACAATCTATTTTGGGAAATAATGTCAGCGTTGATAATTATGCAATGGAAATGATGGGATATTTATATATTCCATTGGTCAATAATTTGAAAAAAGAAGTTCCAGATACGGTTCAAGGAACAATGTATGAAATTATTAAAGTCGGCGATACTGGGCAATGGGCCGCAATTGGATTGACGGGTGCTGGTGGCGTTGCGATTCCGCCCAAACGTGGATTAACTTTTGTTAAAAACGCAACACAAAGCACGGGAGATGGAGTTTGCTATCCTGTTGTTAAATATAACTTTAAAATAGACTCGGATGATGCGGGAGATTTGTATGTTGATGGTCAGGCTGCGAGCACTTGGTACGGAAATCATGGATTTATTAATCCAAATACACCTGAAGGAATCGCCGGAATTCCATCTACAAGTGGAGAACTGCTGCTAACTGCTGGCTATCACCATTTATACGCAAGATTTCAAGATGGAGTTGGTTCAGAGGGAATAAGTTTATATTATCAATACGATACTAATTGGGATAATTCTTATTCTGATTTTATTGTTATTCCTAGCGAAAGATTAAAATATAGACAAATTTCAGATATAAATCTTCCAGAAAGCGGCAAATATATGCCAAGATCATGGGGGTTGCCACTTTCTGAAATGGTCAGCGGCAAACAATATAAGATTATTAATCTCGGCGACACTACTAACTGGGGTAATTTAGGGGCAAGCTCTCCAATAGTTGGAACAGTTTTTACAAAAATAGACGATACGGCAGCAAACGGAACGGGTCTTGTTTTTGATGATGTTTATAATTATGCCGAATCTAAATCTTCAGAAGGCAATAGAGTAGTACAATTTTCCGCTAATAGGCGGGTGCGAGGTCTTGCGATTGATAATGGTTCAGCTTATTACGAATCTAAATATAACTGCAAAGTAAGCTTGGATGGTGTAACTTTAACGAGTTCTCCGGTTAGAGTAAAAATTAGATTTTTAAATTCAAACGCTTCAAACGAA